TGAATTTCAATGTGTTTGCGCAAAGTCCCCAGGGGTCGGGTCGGGTCGAGGCCAAGGGAGTTTTGAGAAGTGCTTTGTTTTCGGTCTGGGTTTGTTCGTTGTCTTGGGAGGGAAAACGGAATATAGTCTATACAGATAGACTACTGTATGGACACGATTCTTCATCAAGACTGTAAAGTAGCACTTGCAGAGCTTCAAGCAGAATCAATTGATTTGACTGTAACGAGTCCACCCTATGATGATGTTCGTAGTTACAACGGGTTCAGTTTTACTCATGAAGACTTCAAGGCGATTGCAGCTCAACTGTATCGAGTCACCAAACCAGGAGGTGTAGTTGTATGGGTTGTGGGTGATGCAACAGTCAAAGGAAGTGAAACTGGAACGTCCTTTCGACAGGCTCTTGGATTTATGGACGTAGGGTTCAAACTACACGACACAATGATTTATGAGAAGAATACATCCTCCTTTCCGGCAAAGCGTACAGGGACACGATATACTCAAATCTTTGAATACATGTTTGTCTTCTCAAAAGGAGGTCCTCCCAAGACAGCCCATCTCATCTGTGACAAGCCGAACAAATGGGCAGGACATACGAACTGGGGTAAGAACACACAGCGTGGAACAGACGGTGAGCTAGTCGAGACAGGCGATATCAAACCCGTTCCCGACTTCTCTCCTCGCAACAACATCTGGCAGTATGTCGTTGGTAAAGGATTCAACTCATCGGACAAGGAAAGTCATAGTCACCCAGCTATCTTTCCAGAGAAGCTAGCAGAGGACCACATCCTTACGTGGACGAACGAGTCAGATGTTGTATTAGACCCATTCAGTGGCTCTGGTACAACATGCAAGATGGCAAAAAAGAACAAGCGTCATTACATTGGAATTGAAGTAAGCGAAGAGTACTGCAAGCTATCTGAGAGTATCCTTTCTAAATATTGAACCCCCATGAACGCCCCTTTTTGATTAGGGGTCGACCAGTACAATGACAGATGAGTAATGTCACGAACTTAGACTTAAAGCCAAAGGCACGTGTCTTACTCCCTTTTGAACCATGTGGGTGGATGTGAAGATACTGCTGACCTTTCTCTGAGACCGCATTCTCTCGAACGCATTTGACGATGCGAGCATAATCCTCGTCAATCACTGTTCGGATTTCGACTGGGAGAGACTCTAAGTCATAGTGGAAGAGCGTTATAAGTTTTTCTTGAAGGATTTCCTCTACGGACTGATAACTCTTTACCCACTGGAAGACTGCAATGAATCCTTTCCGGAGTTTTGCGTAGGACCTGTTCTCTTGAAAGTTAGCAGAGTCTACAATGTGTTGGAGTGTACTAGGGTTATTAGTGTCGCCTACATTACCTCCGGTGACTCGTTCCTTGGCATTGCACAAGGAATTAGCCATTACTTTGGCTGTAGTTCCCTTCACATCACCACCCTTAGTATCGGGAGATGCATCGTTGTTTGGAACTCGTCCGAAGATGTAGAATTCAGTTAGTTTTCCTTTCAACCCTTTGTCAGTTTTGAGAGTTCTAGCAAATTTTTGTTTATTAGAGTCGCAGAACGACTTGAGTTCTGGACAGAGTGTACATGCATGGTTATGAGCATCTATAAATGTACAGGGTAGTTTAGGCTGTATTTGTTCAACAAACTTCAATGTAGTATCTGGGTCATCATGAATCGATTGTAAAGTGAAAGGCATTTTGTGTGGGGGTAAAGACACATCGGCTAAAATTCGCGAATCCGTTTTGATTTATCCCCTCTTACTGAGGACATATGCATGGTTAATACCACTGAAGTCTGCAACCAAATGGAACAAGACACCTGCAAGGAAGATGGTAATCCACTTAGAGTAGCCTGCCTTCTCGGCAATCCAATACACAGGCAATAAGAAGAGACCGACTAGAAGAGCTTCAAGGAACACGTTCATTTACTCTTCAAAACGGATTTATTTTGGTCAACCATCTAGACTTCCCCCCTCTACAATGTCTCTTCAATCACAACGCCTCATCGCCTACCAACAACACGTCCTTCACGTTCGCAGCCTTTCAACGCGAACTGAGTTCACACCCTACGATTACAAAGACTTCCAATGGAACACCTGTGCTGTATGTCAGACCGAAATCCGTGATACAGCATTCGGACACAACCCAGCTCCTCTAGCAGACACAGGTGTTTGCTGCAATACATGTTTCTTGAAAGCGTGCTTCACTCGCTTACGAGAAGACCATGGGTCTAAAAAAGCTATTGAGCTTGTCGCGTGGATATCGACTACACTCATCTAGTCTTTCATATAAATGAAGTAAGGTGTCAAGTAAATACTCATGATTAAGAATACGATATTCGTATCATAACTTGATTGATTCAACAAAGCACTGAGTATAACAGCCATGAGTACTAGGAAACTATCTCCTAACAAAGCACCAGTACCTGCTTCTTTTGCATATACTTTGAAAAAGTCTAGCATATTGTTTGAGCCTTTAGGAATCATACTAAATACGATATAGAATAGAAAATCAAAGATTATTTGAATGAACACACAGATAGCAGCAAATGATGTAAGACCAACCTCTACACCACTTGTATAGACTAGGTATCGTCCTAATAAGATATACAGAACACCAATCAATATATCTGCAATCATAGCCGACAACCTATACTTTTTATACCATCCTTCTAACGATTTGACATTGAAATACATCCTCGAGAAAGCAAGAAAAATGATAAACAAATCAGCATAGATATTAGCTGTTAGTATAGGTATGTATTCAAACTTATTGGCATAGTCAATAGTAGGTTTTAGGTTTGTGGTCTTTTCGATAACAAAGGTAAGTAAGAAAAGTAATCCGACAGCCAACAGTCCCTTCATGTATTAATCGAAGATAAAAACGGATTTGTTTAGGTCATAACAATAGACTTCCCCCCCCCTGAAATATAGAATGGAGCGTTGTCAAGCGCTCACTTCCGCAGGCTCAGCCTGTAAAAATAAATCACGCGAAGGTCATACGACCTGCAAACGACATGCTCGTAAAGAAGTTGTCCCTCCACCCACGACCCGATGCACACAAGTCAGGTCGAACGGACAACGATGCACACGAGAATGCGGACATGAGGAAACACTCTGTGACCTCCACCGCCACCACGCCACACGGCGTGAACGAGACCAACGAATACGAGAACTTATCGAAGCTCTGGGTACCCAACTCTGGAGTGAACATCCACCAACAACCTTTGACGAATGGTTCGAGCCAATCGAACGAAGTGTGTGGTTGAGTGCTCCACTCAAGTTCGAAATCCGAGATATGATGATGTTCCGTTGGGGAGTCTATCTCCGGATGCGTCCTCCACCTCCTGTGAAGCCTCGCACCGAGCTTCACGGACTCTCGATGGACAAGCAGAACGTCCACACGGCTGCCATCGTCAACCAAACCAAATCCATCTTGGAACCCTTGGAAGCAGTGCCTATTCCAGAAGGACAAGATACCCTGCGCGAAATCCTCAACGCATGGCAAATGAAGAGTGGAAAATCCGCAGTGATTCGCGACATGATAGGTTGGTACAAAGTCTCTGAATGCCGCAAGAAGGATGACTACTTCTACAAACGCACACTGGACGCAGTCTGGGCACGCATCAAGCTACATGAACACAAGACCGAACTCATCGAGAGGCTTTGGGAAGAGTGTCATGATGCTGTGAGTCTATGTTGCGAAGGACACATCTCGCGTCTCGCAAGTGTTCTGGTTGGATTTGACCAAGACGCTCACCAAGAAGTGTCGGTGGGTGAACGACTCCAACAACGAATGGCAGCCATCGATGCACTAGACATCTCTCCGGAAGAGAAGGTCGACCATGCATGGAGAGTGTTCACTGAACTCAATATCCCAATGCAGGACCGCTACGCATGGGTGGATGCGTTCTAAGGGTTTCACAAAGACTCCATTAGAATCGTATGGACTTCCCACCACCCCACAGGGTTTTATACGAACCCCTCAATGACCGAGAGACACTCACACTTTGGAAATCCTACATCGCTGCACATGAGCATCAAGCAGACTTTGAAGAAGTGGACGCAGCTCATATGAACTCCATGGAAGACTTTGCGAAATGGTTCAATCAATGGATTACCTTTGTTCCGAGTCGTGTAGGAGTTCGTGTGCGAATCTTGATGGTGTGGCACGCACACTTTTTGAGTTTAGCCTGTCAGCAGATGCTGCGTCGGTCGTTGGAACAGCGTAGCTTCCGATGTCGAGTCTGGTTTCATATTGAAGAACCTACACTTCAAGCTGCGATTTTGAGTCGGTGTATCGTAAAGGTTCTTCCACGATATCAACACATCCCCAAACGCATAGGGCCACCTCTGGATACAGCCTTGTGGGACAACCCGCGGGAATACGAAACGAATCGTTTAAGGTCTAGATAATAGACACTATGCGTGTATTCACAGATGGAGCGTGTTCATTGAATGGACGACCGGGAGCCAAAGCAGGGTATGCGGTTTGGTTTCCAGACCACTTGCGATTCTCTATGTCTGAACGACTCCCAGCCAATGAACCCCAAACCAATCAACGAGCAGAGATGTCTGCGATTCACAAGGCAGCCATGATTTTGGAAGAGAATGGGTTCCACGATGAAAACATCGTCATCTACACCGACTCGGAATACTCCATTAACTGTCTCACCAAATGGATGCCAGGTTGGGTCTCACGAGGCTGGAAGACCTCTGCGGGTGGAGATGTGTTACACCGCGACTTGATTGAAGATACAGCAAAGAGACTCGCAAAGTTCAAGAGTTATCGATTCGTTCATGTGAGAGCACATACAGGAGGCGAAGATGATTTGTCCAAGCAGAATGACGCAGTGGACCGAATGGCCCGAGCTACGATTGACGAATCCGTGCGTGAAGTGCCTGTGCCCGCAGAAGATGTCTTGTTTGAAGGTTGTCCGTTACAACTGATGGGTCCTCCTGTCTCACAGACTGCCTTGATTCAATGGATGCGAACTCACTTGAACACACTCGATGCAGCGGTTATCGATAAGCACTTGATGAAAGCACTTGCAGAACTTTGTAAGATGCGTGATGTAAACCTTACCAAACAAACCATTCAAAAGACACCGATGATACGTGCGGAACGAATCAGTTTACAAATAAGCCATACCATAATAAACAAGATAGAATGACCGACGTACATGTTCTCCACTTTTGGTCACCTACCTGCGGACCGTGTATGACCATCAAACCCGCACTTGAAGACATCAAGGAAGAGTTTGAGGGTAAGATTGATTGGATTTCAGTGAATACAAAAGAAGACCCAAAGAGATTATCAGGTCGATTCCAAGTCTCTGTGGTACCTACCTTTATTGCATTCAAGGGAAATGTAGAAGTCGGACGCTATTCAGGCACTCAAATCGGAGTCATTTATCAACTGATTCGTAAAGCCATTAACTGGGGCATGCAGCCTTAGCAGGCAATCCTGTACCTAGGTTGTCGCCTGCAAGTTTGGCAAAGGAGTCTCGTGATTGTGAGGTAGATAAGTTTGGAACTGCCTGTCCGTTCGGGAGAATAACGTACGGGTTTCCATCGGAATCATACATATTTCCATCTGGACCCATGGTCAAGTCGGCTTTACTGCGAGTTGGAAAGGGAGAAATGACAGAAGAAACTAGACGACTTGGGTAATAAGTCTGTACGATACCGTACGCAGTCCCACCAAACACAAGACCTTCGAAAAAAGCCATTCCGGCTTGTTGGATATTCGTGTATGCTGGTTTTATTGAGTTTGGTGGAATTGGACAATCACCCTTCAAAGCCAAGATACCTACTTGCATCGCATAAAAGACTCCAAACATAACGATGGATGCTGCTGAGTTTAGCCATCCACGGTTACGTACTAAGTCAAAAATGAAATAACAAAAGACCGTCGCAGTCACTACCAATGTTTGGGGAGCAAACTCTGTACTCAAACCTTTGAAGCCTTGAACGGAGCAGCCATCGTAGTTCATGAAAAACACAGGAGGACTAATATCTGCACCTCCCTTCTTTTTGCCTCCTAATAGACCCATAGTATTCACTTTTGGGTCACTGACTCGGTCTTCTGATGGAGCTGCACCTTTAACGTTTATTACTTCATTTCCAGCGTAGAAGATTTCACGAATACCCTTCCAGAAATACTGCATGAGGTAGTTAAAAAAGATGGACAACAATCCGACCAAACTGGGAATGGACCATACACCTTGATAGGTAAACATGTCTGCCAAAACTCCAAACAACAAGAGAATGTGGGGAATGTAGGTGATAGTATCAACCGCAAGGGATGCTGCGGGTGGAAGTTCTGGAAGTGTACTTGCTTTACTAGGATCGCGTAATGCATAGGCAGTTCCAAGAATACACACGACCGCAGTAAGAGCTGCGGTAATGAGATTACTCCACCAAGGGGTATCAGGATACAAAGGTTTCGATGGACTAGGCCCACTTGGAGCAACATTCGTACTCATTGTTTATTCAAAGAGACTTGTTTTATTGTCTATGAACAATAATGTCATGGTTTCTTTCGTTGTTCAAGCCACTAGGGCCTCCACCACCTCCAACTATTGTAGAAGAAGAACCCCCTGCAGGTTCAGGTGAATCGTCAATGGTCTATCCAGACCGTCCAGGTGCACCACGTTTAGATGGACTTACGCGGTCAATGGCAAACGAATGCGAAGGTTGTAATCTTCAAGTTACATCAGGTTTCACAAGTTCAAGTATCAAACTTTCACGTGAGTTCGGTGAAGTGACCGAGATTCAATGTAAGAGATACAAAACAGATAAGAAAAAAGTCCAAGATAACCAGATGTCCTTCCAAGACTTTATTGGAAACCTCAAAGCAGGTCGATATCTACGAAATAAGGACAATGGATATTGCGAACAGGTTACAATAACCGAAGAAGATGCAAAAAAGTTCAAGAATATAGGCGAGTTCGATGAGGCTAAACTACAGAGTGTTCGAATCCAAAAGATTTCATCCGGTGGGTTCTCAGCCGATACAAAGGCTAAGCTTACACCCAGCATTCCCTTCAAACTATCGTTCAAAGGTAAAGAAATCGATGTTAGAACGATGAGTGTATATCATCCATGTCCTTTGCGTATTGAAGGAGTTCAACCTGACGCAGTGCTTTCATTAAATGACCCTAGTTTTGATAGTAAGAGTGAATACATTATCTTGATTCCATTGACTGCAAAGAACACTTCTGACCCTTCCATTGCAGTGTTTGATAAGATTTTGCCTCAGATTAATGCAGTCATGGTTCCAGAAGCTACAGGACAATATGTGACTCGAAATATTGCAACAGGGTCAAACTGGTCCTTAGCGAGTATCTTTATTCCATCTACACGAAATAGTGAGTCATTTGAAGTCAAGAATGGCTACTACGAATGGAAAGGTATACCTGCTCTTGAACGAGTGCGACAGGATGGCAATAATACCATCAGCTATTCATGGAAAGAAACTGGTAAGCCTTCACCTCGATACATTATGCTCGATACACCTGTGGCTATTTCATCCAGTAGTTTGTCCAGCATCACACAAACTCTTCCAGTTACTCCTACTTCGGATGCTATTCATGCGGTGTTATATAACAATGACCCTCTTCGACGAGGTATTGTTCATAAACAAGGACCTCCAAATCCATCATGTGAGCGCGAAAGCTTTGCGGATATGAATGGTGTGAAAGAAGAGTTTTGTGATGACTGGACTGCATGGGCGCAAGATAACAAGACGAATGGGTATACAACACAGCAGATTTTTGCATTAATCTTCGGTGTGTTGGTCTTTATCGCAATGGCTGCAGGTACTTACATTGCATTTGCGGCTATAGCGAGATTGTATGATAAAGAGTTGAAGAACGTATCCGAAGGACTTGGTAAGATTACTGCTGTGGTGTTCAAGAGTTTGAAACAGAAGGCAGGTGAAATGAAAGGAATAAGCAGTGGTGTTGGAGGATTAGGAGGACTTCTTGCACTCTCCAAAGGAAAGGTCCCTCCTCAAATGTTACAACAGGCAAACTCACAAGCACTCCTTACCGGAATACCCCCAGATACATCGGCTGCAGACGCAGAGAAAGCAGCAGCAGAGAAAGCAGCAGCAGAGAAGGCAGCAGCAGAGAAAGCAGCAGCAGAGAAGGCAGCAGCTGAGAAAGCAGCAGCTGAGAAAGCAGCAGCAGAGAAGGCAGCAGCTGAGAAAGCAGCAGCTAAGGCAGCAGCTAAGGCAGCAGCAGAAGAAGGAGCAGAAGTAGCAAGGAATAAGGCCGCCAAAGCAGCAGCAGCTAAGGCAGCAGCAGACAAGGCAGCAGAGAAGGCAGCAGCAGACAAGGCAGCGGCAGACAAGGCAGCAGCAGATAAAGCAGCAGCAGACAAGGCAGCAGCAGACAAGGCAGCAGCAGACAAGGCAGCAGCAGACAAGGCAGCAGCAGACAAGGCAGCAGCAGATAAAGCAGCAGCAGACAAGGCAGCAGCAGACAAGGCAGCAGCAGACAAGGCAGCAGCAGACAAGGCAGCGGCAGACAAGGCAGCAGCAGATAAAGCAGCAGCAGACAAGGCAGCAGCTAAGGCAGCAGCTGAGAAGGCAGCGGCAGACAAGGCAGCGGCAGACAAGGCAGCAGCAGATGCCAAACTAAACGAAGCCCGTGCAAAAAGTGCTGCAACCCGTAAAAGGAACCAATACACAGACATGGGATATCTCAAACAACGAGGTTTGAGAGGAGGTAAGCCTAAACGCGGTCGTGGTCGTGTCGGTTCGACTCGAAGAGTTGGGTATTAAACTCACCATCCTCTTGTTGGGTCTCTCGTTGTCGTTCACGAGCATCCATTTCTTCAATGGTTAGTTCGCGCTTAACCTTGCGCTTAGTTCGTCGAACTTCAGTCCAACCAACATCATCTTGGGGTTGTTGGACTTGAGGTTGAACTTGTGGAGCAACGATTTGCTGGATTCGTTTGGATTCTTCGATTCGCGCTTTGAGTTCGTTGGAGACTGCTGGAGCAGCTGCTGGAGCAGGAGTAGAGCGGGGTTTTTGTTTGTATTGGGGCATGAAGGAAGGCATTTTGGGGGATACACTCTATTCTTAGTTCAATCTAAATCCGTTTTGAAAAATGGATGACTTTCAGACTGGACCTATGACACTACAATGGTTGTAGCAACTTCAATCGCAATTTCAGGAACCCTCGGTGAAGTAACGATTCCAGCACGAACGACTGATGTATTGGAATGGCTTCGTAAGAAATACAAGCAACCTGGACTTCAATTTCAAGGCAAGTTAATCCATGAAGAGGAATCGTTCTCAGTGTTTGCAACTCCATCCGAAGACGACGATGAAAACACCAATCAACATATGCTTCCAAGTCCCTTTCACGAAGACGCCTTTCAAGGAGTCATTGTGATATTGAAATCGACGACAACCCATACAGACGAATACGATAAACCTGCGACTGCCTATGCAGACTTACCTTCGGCTGAATACGACGAATACTATGCGTCGTGCACTTTCGGTGACGAAGAGGAAACACCTGAGAATGATGATGAGGAAGAAGAGGAGGAAGAAGAAGAGGAAGAGGAAGAAGAGGAAGAGAGCGCTCCTCCTGAAATGACAGCACAGATGATTCGTAGTGCGAATGTGTTTGTCCCACATCCATTGCGTGAACTTGTCAAGACTCGATTCAATTCGGAAACCATTGAGACTGCGCTTCTCAACAAGTGTATTCAAGACGCACAACGATGGTTGGTTGATATTGATTGGGAAGCACATGCCTTCAAAGAACTGTATCGGTCTCGTGCGATGAACTTGTATCAGTCTCGTAGTCTTGCAGAGACCATGACACCGGAAGAGTTCGTTCATACTTCGGAAGTCGACCGACACCCTGAACGATGGATGGAACGACTCAAAGAAGTGGCCGAGAAGGATAAAGCCTTATACAGCCGCAAGACTACTGCGAATATTCAGATGTACTGCTCTGGATGCAAGAAGAAGACGAACTGCGACTACCATCAGCGTCAGACCCGTTCAGCAGATGAGCCTATGACGACCTTTGTCACCTGTTTAGAGTGCGACAAGCGTTGGAAGTTCTAACTTTCATACTCTCCAACAATAAAGGTAAATGTCTGACGAAGTTCGTGAAGTCTTACGCCAATGGATTGCAACCGATGACGAAATCCGAGTGCTTCAACAACAAATCAAGGGACTTCGTGAACGAAAAAATCAACAAGCGGGTCAGATTCTAGCCTTCATGCGAGGCAACAACCTAGACAATTTTGTCATTGAGGGAGGTGGTGGAACCATTGGACGTCAGCAACGAACGGTTCGCCAACGACCCAACAAACAAGTCGTTCGAACACAAGTTGCGCTGTTACTCGCCGACCAGCCGCAGAGGATGGCGGAAGTGCTTCGAACCATTGAAGGATTGCCTGAACCGGGAGAAGAACCCGATGCAGGAAGTGTAGTCACCAAGGAGCTTCTTACGCGTAGACTTCCCCGAACACAGCATATCCAGTTAGGACAATGAATCCATGGGTCATTGCGATTTTTGTAGTGACATTGTATGTCCACCTGTTTAATGCGATTGCGCGCATGTATTTTGAACGCAATCGCAGCTTGACTTTGGGTGAACTTTGGAGAAAAATTGTTCCTCCTATCCAAGTGACGCTCACTCTTTAGGAAGGCGGACCTTGATTTTCCCTTTGATAATGGTCTTGGGCTTGCTCATCTCTTCCCATTGAGACACATCTTGAATCTTGTTGGTCTTTAAGAGTTCAAAGACACACCAACGGTGGTCTTCACCAATAGGCTTCTTACATACAGGGCAGGGCATTGTTGTTTATTGGGGGGAATGTCTAACTGCTTGACCTCAACGAATCCGTTTTTAAAAGAAGAAGCAACTCCCATAGCGTGCTATCATATACTTCTGATGTTTGTCTTCTGTCTTTATGATTTCAAGAGACAGGTTCATCTTATGAAACCATGGGTTGTTATGGAGTGTATAGAACCGAAGCACTCGAAGTTCAATCATACCTTATAGAGTGTTTTACCCTAAAAACCAAATCGACGCTTATAATCCGCAAGGCTGGCTTTGAAGGTCGGCTTGTTCCACAGAATCCAACGACTTAACGCACCCGCAGAAGTTGGGTCGTTCCAATGTTCACCCATCCCACGATGACGTTTCAAATACCGAGTTCTACGAGTCACATCCTTGTGCTTCGTAAAGTCCGAGTATCCTTTTTGACCGAACGGCTGAACGATTTCCCGTCCGTCGGGTTTGACAAACACTGCATCGAACTTCTTTTCGGCCACATGGCTCTTGCGAATGGCTTTGAGTCGCAAGCGACGAGTCTTCATTATTAAGAGGTTAGAAAGCTTCAAGCCAGGGTGCTCGTTCCTCTTCCGACACTGCGTATTCATTGAAGAATGCTATCGCCTGAGCCAGTTTCTCTTCGGTGGGGATGTCCAACGCGAACAACGCAGACATCTTGTTCTGAAGGATTTCACCGAATGGGACCGGTGGGTCAAAGGCATCGTCGAATCCAACCAAGACATTACAGAGTCGACTGATGTGTCCGTCACAGCATAACCCGATGCTTTCAAAACACTCTTCAAAGACTCGCTTATTGAGTTCGGTCTTTACCTCTTCCGATGAATGGGTGGAGATTCGCAAGTACAGTCCGTCCAACGTGTGTCGATAGAGCTGGTCGCCTAAAGCCCGACATGTGTTGGTGTTATACCACTGCATCATATCGGTCACGGTGCGTGAAACAGCTTGCCAAGGTCCATAGCTACGCACGAGCCATTTGGATGCGAACCATTCGGGTGCACGCATTGTGCGGTTTCTCTGCCTTTGAAGAGCCAGCAACACTTCCAATCCTTTGTTGGTCTGTTGAGACACGGCTCGTGTATGTACATTCTGGCGGTCCAACGCAATCAATTGAAGGTTTCCACGTGGAACCTGTGGAACCTGTTGACGAAGTTCATTCGGAGGAGGTCCACGTCCACCTCTGAGCCTCCATTCAAAGTACTCGTTGAACGGGTCATTTTCAGGTCCGTTCTCCCATGCGTTTGGATTGATGTCTCGATAGTACCGAGACGCAATGGTCCATCGCTGAGCACGGGTGAGTACAGGACGCCGAAACACATCATCGACGACTTCCTGATAGGTCATTGGAGGGTCTCTCAGTTGATAGTATTCTACCTCATGTTGAGGGTTGATGATTGGAAGAGGGTGGTGGTTCTCACATTGAAGATGACCGGGTGCAGCGTGATTTCTACACCAGGCGTTTCCACGTGAGTGAAAGTTCAAGCACATTCCGGGTTGGTGATGGTGAAGTTCAATTCCGTCTCCTACATGAAAGTGTGCGATGCGTTCAACGCGTTTCGTATAGGAACGCCAGTGAACTCCGCAAAATCGAAGGTGGGGTGGGTCGTGTGGTTCTCTATGGCATCGTGATAGACACTGTCTATTATCTCCTTTGATGCCCATACATTGATTTACTTGCATTCAGTTGAACTCTATTTCACAGCTGTAAAAAAAATCCGTTTTAAGCCTCAGAAGAGACTATCTTCTTCACAGGGATGTCTGCGGAGACGATATACAAGGAGTTCTCTGTGAGGATAATCCAAGTATTGTCTTCCTTGATACGCATGATGGATTCAATGGGAGAGGTATACTCTGTGTCGGACTTGACCAACATCTTGGTTGTATCCCGAACACCGATACAGCACTTCTTTTGGAGGCTGTCCTCATAGTAATCCAAATAAATGGGTCGGTCCTGTTGGAGTGCGACCTTGGCAGCCTGAACCATTACCGTTGCAGAAGGTGTTGACATTTGTCTGGACGCAAGGAGGCGTTCTGCGTTATTTGAACGAGAGTTACTTGGATGCCTTGGCTGCATCCTCCAACTTGAAGCGACTCTTCATACTGAGACTGGGCACTTCCGGTTTGGGAATCGCAAGGAGCTGCTGGATAGACGTCTTGACCGCAACCTTGGTTGACACTGCGAAGAGGAATCGAACCAGTGCGTCGACATGCTCTTCGTTCGCAGGATTCTTGGCGGCTCGTAGACTGTCGCGTAAGTCATCGAACACTGTCTTCAAGAATCCAGTCATGGTTTCTTCGGAGACGAGACCCCGGCTATACAGTTCGGATACATAGACTGCAAAGCCACGCTTGGTTTCCTTCTGTTTGGTCCAGGCGATAATTGCATCGTCATAACCAGGGTCCGTCGAGGAAGGTACCACGACAATGCGGTCGGTGTCGTACAAGGTGCCGAACATAGCAGTTTGGGTTGCGAGGTCTTGAAGTGCGTCGGGATGGGCGGCTACAATGTCCTTGTAGGCATCGGCGAGAATGGGTGCGAAGAAGTTGGACTTGATTCCAAAGTCGAACAGCAAGGTCGTGACACGAAGACGGAAGAGTGCGTCTCGCTTCTGGATACGCTCCAAGAAGTCGGTCATCAGCTTGCTGTAATTCGCTTTGCTGAGTTTGTTGATGTTACTCATAATCTCACTGTAGTCTGGGTCATCCTTCTCCTTCACCTTACGAACTGCGGCGATAAGTGCATGGTTACGCCAGTTGTCGTCTTCATCGTTTCGTTTCACAGGTCGGAAACGACGGAAGGGTGGTTTGAATGAGATTTTGAGTTTGGAAATGATGGCGAGGATGTCGTCACCGAGAGAGGGGCGTGGTAAGCTTCGAGCTGCGTAGATGGTAGAGATATCCATTGTGGGGGGAGACTATTCTTTAAGATGGAAAGGAATCCGTTTTTCAAAACGAATTTAAAATCGGACAGTAAATCAACTTCCCCCCACAATGACAGACACACTTTCCCAGAAATGGGTACTTTGGTATCACGACCCCAACAACAATGATTACTCACTCGAAAGCTACATCAAGATTCTCACCTTCGACACCCCCTCCGAATTCTGGTCGGTCGTCGAAGCCATCTCCTCCGAAGCATGGAGTTCAGGCATGTTCTTCCTGATGCGTGATGGATATCGTCCACTCTGGGACGCACCCGAAAATGATAAAGGTGGCGCATGGTCCAAGAAAGTCGACGCCCACGACACTCACAACGTGCTGATTGACTGCATGGTTCACTGCATGGCCAACTCACTCTTGAAACAACACAACGAATCCGTCGTCGGAGTCACTGTGTCGCCCAAAGGACACTTCCACATAATCAAAATCTGGAACAACCTCAGTAGTGTGTGCGACCGCAAGTTGTTCTCTCCTACATTGAAGATGAAACTCGGCGACGACATCGCATACAAGGCACATAATCTCCGTCCCAAGTAATAAAATGAATCTGTATGTGTTGATGTTTTGGTCGGGTATCGTGATTCTTCTTGTGTCACATATCCTTCTTTTTCGCTCGATGCCACAACATTCAGCCCTCTCATTGTTTGCAACCGCATTAGTCTTTGTGGGTTCGAAGATTGGACGCGAGTTCCTTGGACTTGCATAATCTTCCTAAACTAATACAAATGAGTACTATTCCCCCCCTTACAGGTCCGCCTCTTTACCGTTACATCCCCGGCGTAGGAAAAGTTGCTGCTAGTATTCAGTGTGGTGTCACTCCACTCTATGGTTCATTTTTAAGTTCGACAACACAAAATGCGACAACCACCAATCCAGTTGCGATAACTTATTCTGAACGAACGATTGGAACCATCAATGTGAATGGTTCGTTTCCAAACAGTGAAATTGTCATTCCAACTACGGGCATTTTCAGGGTTATCTTTTCAGCTCAATGTGATAGTTCAAGTGGGATACATTATCTTGAAATTTTCCCTGTTGTGAATGGAACCTCGGTTTCTAAGAGCAATACACGAATCAGATTAAACGCTGCGACAGAAGCATGTCTTGTTGTAGAATACATACTTTCATTCAACGCAAACGATAAGCTTCAATTGTTCATGATAGCAGACAATGCAAATGCTCGTTTGCTCGCTATAACTGGTGGAGGAGGAACGCCAGTAGTTCCCGATGTTCCATCGATTATTATGAATATTACACGTATCGAATAAGATTATTGAAGAGTGAACAAATACGAAACCTTAGTGAGTTCAGCCAAGATGGTATCGCGTGAGTTCAGCAAGTCGGTATCATTTTTTCCAATCTTCTTGGGCAACTCAGTTTCCAAGTATTTGCTTTCCTTGGCGACAAAGGACTTGGCTGCAGCTTCACTGAAATTATGAAGCTTGATAGACCCCGAAACCATCGGTCGACCGTAGCGTCCCATATAGGATTCTACGAACGCATCAATGTTCAAGTCCAGTGCGGTGGTTAATGCATCGGTTGCCGTATGACGTGCAAACTGCTTTGTCTGCCAATGATACAGCTTGATTTGATTACGGATGGTCAACAGGTGCGTCACCAAGTCTCCACCTTTGTCACCTCCACGAACGGACTTGATTCCGTAGGTGTGGATACGCCGTGTTCTTCGTTCTTCACGACCAATCACCTTATCAGCCACACGCGATTCTACAGTGTCGGCTTCCTCATGTTTTCCTTCCGAACGCAAGGTTTTGGCTCGATTGAACCCCTTGTTATCGCGCGGTGTGAACTTCATCACTGTATCATGTTTTGGTGGAAGACCTGACATTTATACTTTGTATAAGAAACAATGGCTAGCTTTGCAGTAGGACGGTTTCAACCTCCAACGATTGGACATGCTCTCATGATTCAGGAAGTCATAAAATCACATGGAGACGCATTTATTTTTGTGTCGTCTGCTACTACACCCAAATCAACCAATCCACTGACCGCAGCTCAAAAGATTGCCGCACTCCGAAAGATGTTTCCTAGAGGCGTAACCTTCGTAGACACTTCGGAATGTAACCCTAAATGTGGTGGACCTGTGGCCGCAAACAATTACCTTCGTGAACGAGGGTATACAGATATCACTTTACTCGCAGGGTCCGATCGAGCAGAGACTTTTGGACCCGATGCAGCGATGTGGGAGTCTGGAAAGGAACACGATGTTCCTCCACCCAAGTTCAAAGCCTTGACTCGAACGGAAGGGACTGGAGCAACTGCAATGTCCGGCACAAAAGCCCGTAAACTTGCACGCGATGGAAAGTATGAAGAATTTGCGAATGCAGTGCGTGTAGGGTCTATAGACGATGCGGGTATCCGCGAACTCTATAACGTAATTCGTAAGACAAAGGGTGGAAAGACTAAGAAGAACAAGGCATCAAGCAAAGCTTTATATCGCCGAGGTTCGCGATTACGTAGCGTATCATCAAAAACCAGTCGTTCTTCATATGGATTTCGAGACTATTCGAAAGGTTCGAGCACTTTGTAAACAATACTAAGTGAGGTAAGCTGAATGTGCCCGAGACAATCTCTTGCGACTCTTTTTTATTGATGTTCATTTCAGACGCAGAATCACCCATAGTCACGGTTTGAGAGGCAAATGGACCTTTACAAGTGAATGTCAGTGCGTTACCGACATTCTTGATGTCCACCGTCTTTGCGGACAACAAGGTCATGTCACGGCAAATCTTCTGAAAGTCCAATGACGGCATGGTGATGCGTGTCGCAAACTCACGCTCGGGAATGGAAATATCACTATCGTCTCGGTCTAACAAGTTCAATCTGTATTTCACAAGTCGCTTCTTCTCTCCGTTCTCCAAGGTAATCGTCAAGTGATTACTCTCTGCTTTGGAGACACTGAATGTAATCGTATCGTCATTCGTCACCGTCTTCACAACGCGATAGAAATGGTCCGTATTCAATCCCACATCCAAACGCGGAGAGGTGTGATTGTATTCGTAATGTTCAAACTTGTTCGCATACAACCGCATATGAGTCAAGACTGTTCGGGTGTTGTCCATTGCAATCATTCGAACACCATCCTTATCAAAGACCAAGCTCATCTCCACTAGCATCGACTTCAGACCTTCGGCTAGAGTACGTATCGGTGCGGTTTGAACGGTTTTTGCTACGACGAGTTCGTCTGACATTTTGTTTACCCCCGCGGCGAGTCCTTAACTTCTTTTTCCGCATTCCACCTGTTCGGTTCTTCAATACAATGTCTGCACAGTTATTGACTTCTGCAAATCGTGTATCATTCTTATTGGCTCGACTCCATTTACGGTACGAAGACAAGTCCCGAATACCTAATTCTCTCAATGTTTGTTTACATTTATTTATCTCGACTGGTTCCACAGCTCTATCTTGAGGTTCTGCTGCTTTGGCATCTGCTGCTGCCTTGTCTGCTGCTGCTTTGGCATCTGCTGCTGCCTTGTCTGCTGCTGCCTTGTCTGCTGCTGCTTTGGCATCTGCTGCTGCCTTGTCTGCTGCTGCCTTGTCTGCTGCTGCCTTGTCTTTTGCAGCCTTCTTTTTTACAAATGCTTCTGCTTCTGCCCTCTCTCTAGCAGCCTTCTCGATAGCAGCCTTTCGTGCAGCTGCCCTTTCTCTTGCATTCTGTAAAGCAGTTTCTTGCATTGCCTTCTTTTTAGCAGCGAGTGCTTCTGCTTCAACTTGTCGTGCCGCTTGGGCTTCTGCAGCTGCCTTGACTTTGGCTGCCCTTCTTACCGCAGCTGCTTCAGCTGCCTTTTCCTTGGCTACCCGTGCTTCTTCAGCCTCATTCGTTTGTCGTTGTTCCAAAGAAGTCCTTCCATTCTTCAGAATGTCAAGTAGAAGTGCATCAAACTCTTCCTTGGACATCATGCCAACCACTACGTTTGCAAACTTTGTATAGAGCCCACGAGCGGTTCCACGAGTCACCGAGAATTGGGACAAGAGTGGTTCGAAAAACTCTGGATGACCGAGTTCCTTGATTTTAGGATTGTCCTTGAAATCCATGATGGCTTGTTTGAAGACTTCGGGTTTCAACTCGCTATAGGTCTTTTCAAGTTCAGTAGCAGATTCAAGGTTCTTAGACAATACATCCTTCTCAGAGATTAACTGCTGTTGAGCCTTTTTCATAGTGGAGATTTCAGCCGTGAGCTTTTTGACTTCATCGTCTTTCTTATTACGCTCCCGTTCTGCAATGGCTTTAGCATCTTGTGCGGACTTAATCATCGCTTGAGCATCTCCGATTGCCAGTTTGACTTGCTCGTCGATGGTGGCTTTGGCTTTCGCGTTGAGCTTATAAGCACCATATCCGGAAACAGTAGTGATGCCGCCAATAGTGAATGCTACGGCTGTTGCAGGGTCCATTACTCTATCGAGATAAATAGTATTTCAGTAGTCGTCCCGTGTAAGGATAGAAGACCAGTGACAGCAAGACTATCAAAACGATGATATCAAAGGCTGCGACAATCTTCTTGTATTTGATAGGGAGTGGTGGATATTCAGGAGGCACACCACCATAGGGCTTGAACCATCCAATCAATGCTCCGAAGAAGGTGGGTCCAAGCTTATCATTACAGTCGTAAATGTAGTCGTACCATGCCATGAGGACATACGCAGTCATTGCAAGAATAAATGCAAACACTGCTTCATGCTGCCATGCCTTTTGATGAGGCATGAAATAGACCGCAAGGACAAATGCCGAAAACACGATGCATTTCTCATTGAGGTAAAGTGGTGTTCCAAACAGAGCGAATCCCATTATTGTATGTAAAGAAGTTACTCATACATTCCACCCTTCTTGCCCTTCTTGACCAATCCAAACTTGCCCTTGCGTGTCTTGAAGCCCAACTTGACCAATCGATTCTCCTTCTTGGCTTTCATGGACTTCTTACGCGAGACAATGCGTCCTGCTTTGTTGTATTTGAGGTCGCCCTTGGTGAGTCCACCTGGGGTCTTATCGGCTGTGCCATGCATAACTTGTGCTCGTGAACCGGTTGTCATTTACTTCTTAAAGAGAAAGTTTAATGGTTTGGTGGGTGGAGTTATCTTGAAAGTGTCCGAGATGCGTTTCATAGGAGGTTCTGGAAACTCTAAGTAGTTGAGTTCAATACGACCGCAGTAAATATCATTAGTCCAATCAAACGGAAATTCAACTGCATCTTCTCCAATCTTGCGACGACCATTGCTATAATGGACGAGCATACGAGACACAACTTTCGGGTAGATAACATCACCTAAGAAGTTTTGGTCATGTGCGTGTCGATGTCCCTTTTCAAGGTCTTCTTTATACGATGAATATTCATCTCGAATTGTAAGACCCGCAGTCTTGCGAATTCCCCATAACCCACCCATCATAGCGGCAGTGTGTTCAATGTTATCGCGGATTGTATGTGCGACAAACTCAGGATGACTCAGAAACTCTCGTATCGCCCAACGGTCTTTCCAATGAACGCGACTATCTGCATCACGAACCATCATCAACTCAACTTCGGGTTCATCAATTGCACAGAAACGACGTATCATATTAATGGCGCCTAGTTCACCCGTTTCACGCAATACAACACTGCTACAAGATTTCAAATGATTGACCATCGAGTCTGTGACATCGGGTGCGTAATAAACATAGACTTTCCACTCAGGGAAGTACTTTCCAATTAGAAAGATGTTCTCGAGTAGTCCAATATAGTATTTAGGGTTTTCTGGGCCGTAAAGGCAAAAGGATATTACGTTCACCATTACTATTTAACAGTATAGACTATTGTAAATGAGGTTTTTCTGCATGGACTTGCACATCTCTGTGATTGCGGATTTCAAAACCGCATATCCAGAGGTTGAGGTAGTCGATTGGTGTCTATCCGGACATGCATGGGTGATGAACCGAACACAAGAATATCCAGAACATATCAATCCACACACATGGAAGAACCTTAACATGGACATGATACGGCGATTCCAAGATAAATATGATTCTTTCTTAAAAACGTTCGATGGGTTTATTGTTGCACATGTAGATTCCTTTGCTATGGTCTATGAAAAGTATAACAAACCGATTTTGATGATAAACAGTTGCAGGTATGATATTCCATTTTGCTGGACCAAGGATAGGTTCATGCTACAGAAATGGAAAGAGTGTTTGGATAGACTCAATTCTCATGGGCTACTTACCATTGTATCGAATAACAAAGCAGACCAATTGTATACAAAACTAGGATGTGGGATACAACCTAGTTACATTCCAAGCCTATGCTTGTATACAAATACGACCTATACTCCTACGAAGTCGACCTTTTTGGTGTACAACGGCTCGTTCTCAAGTCACCCTCTTTTAACTCCGAAACAAGACCTACCTCATCCTCATCAATGGAGTGATATTACTTCGTTTCGTGGTGTTGTGAACTTTCCATATGAGGTAAGTCTTATGAGTCTATTTGAACAGTTCACAGCAGGATGTCCGCTATTCTTTCCCTCTAAAACGTACTGGAAAACAACTCAAAGTATCTCTGCATATTGGGGTGAGACACTCCCACCTGAATTCAAACCTCTTTCTACACAAGACGCATGGATAGAACTAGCAGATATGTATGATGTCTTCCAATCTCCGAATACCTATTACTTTGACACAGAAGAGCATCTCATTCATCTCTTAGAGACATTCGAATACAAAGACGATACTGAGTTTCGTCAGGCACACATTCAACGTGTAAAAACTCAATGGAAACATGTGTTTCAGGATATTATCTCTAAGCCGTTCTGGTCAAAGAGTCCTCGTCATTTATGTTACAATCGATTACCATTGCTTGCAAATGTAGTCTATGATATCCACTACACTGGAACAGGTGTAAGACCACAACATTCCTATCCATATCATGAACCGTTGACAAAGGGTGACGTTGTGTTTGTAAAGACTGACCTTTTGTCATGGTTCTTGAAGAATCGTACCATTGAACAACCCATCACATTGGTAACCGGTGTATCGGACTTATCACCCTCCTCCGAAGATACAGAGTATATACTGAATCATCCTAACATACGCAAGTGGATTGGTTGCAATATCACTGCCCAACATCCCAAACTAGTGAAGCTTCCGATAGGCGTTGGAGAGCCCGAACGAATGAATGGAAATCACGATACATTAGTTCGACTACATGCAAATAGGATTCCTTGGGACTTTAAACAAGATACGATTTGTGTCCCATATCACACCCAAACACATGAAACACGCACACTCACTGCAACTCTTCCAAAATTAGACTTTGAGGACTACATGACATGTATCGGAGAACATAAGTTCGTTATCTGTCAACGAGGGAATGGGTATGACACACATCGTGTTTGTGAAGTACTTCTAATGGAATCAGTTCCTATTGTGCTACACTCGGGACTCGATGATATGTATTCACAATGGCCTATCTTACTCGTAGATTCCTTTGAAGAGGTGGATACAGCCTCATTCGTATTTGATAGAACAAAATACCAAGCATTTCTAGATGTCTTCTGGTTAAGTGATAAATTTCGCGTATAGCTGTCAAGGTTATTCGTTCATCTAATTGATAAATGCAGGTAGAGAACACTGGCCAAATACAACTAACACAGGACTTTGGAAAGTGGATTTCACGATATGCAAAGGATGAACGATTTTCTAGATATCTTGAAATCGGAACATGGAATGGTCGTGGCTCTACGTGTTGTTTCTATGATGGATTCATGAAACGAACCACAGGCTACTCTCTTCAAAGTTACGAAACATCCCCTATACGAGTTCAAGAAGCACGAACTCTTTGGAAGCATGTTCCCGACATAGAGATACTTCATGCTCGCGTGTTACAGAATAACGAATGTCCACTCTACGACCGTGTGAAAGAGTTATTTCCAAAATTAGCAGTGTCATGGCACACGGAAGACGTGCAGAATTTCTGGTCATGCACCTATGTTCCTGCAAACAATCCGGAAGTTGTTCTTCTCGACGGAGGAGAATACTTCACCTATTTTGAGTTTGAAGCCATGAAACCAATGGATAGCATTCGTGTCTTTCTACTCGACGATGTGCACACGGATAAATGTTCAGCTATCTTCGCCTATCTTCGGAATCATCCGGACTGGACATTGATTGTGAAGGGTGATGATAGAAATGGATGGGCAGTGTTTGAGAAACTCAGCGTGCCTTCTGAACAAACACCTGAGACTCACGTTGACCTAGAACAATAATGCGCTTACGGTATCCATGTAGGAAACCATCAATCCCTCGTTTTGTTAAGTCAGGACCTCCCCAACCATAATCGTCGAAAATGAGACGTCCTCCAACTTTAAGCTTACGAAATGCTAACACAGCATCTTCTAGAACATATTCAGGTTCATGATTTCCATCAATGTAGATAATATCAAATGAGTTGTCTTCCAGTGTTGGAAGCACTTCATGTGAATACCCACGTTTGACAGTGACTCGTTCGCTAAGACCACAAGCTTCCATGTTTTGAGTGAATGCGTTGTAGATTGTCGTTTGTTCGCCTTTGTATTCGGGATAGTCTACATAGTCTGTCCAAGGGTCAATCGCAATCAGTGTAGAGTCTGGATGCACTCCGTAGGTTTCAGCTACACTTACCATATTTGCCCCATAAAACGCACCTACTTCTGCATACTTGATAGGCTTGGAACTATCTGGGGTTACATACGGAAACCAGATATTCGCAAGTCTATATGCGACTCCCTTGAACTTTGGGTTCAGTGTATACATTTATAGTCCGAATGGAAGTGTTTCTACATAATCAACCGCAAGTGAGTCAAATAGAGACACATGTCGATTATGACGATAGCCAAACCAACCTTCATGATGTATCTTCATACCACAATAGAGTGTGAGGATATAGATTATCATCGCATGGATGTTTGCATCCATCCATCCATAGCGTAGAATACCCTTTTCATCTTCAATATGCTGAATGTATCGCTGAACGATTGGATTCTGCCATAAACGTTGACTTGCAATATGGAAATTGTTATATGGAGCGAGTCCAGTATAGAGTCGATTTTTCAAGAAATATCGCTTCTCGAGTTCTTTCTCTAGTGTGGGAATCGTGTGTCCATATCCTTCTTTCTTGAGAAATGCAAGTGTAGACTGATATAAACTTTGTTGGTCTTGTGAATCGACGAAAGTGCTACGATAGACATAGTCATGTTTTAAGAGCTCAGTTACCTTTGCCTCAGTTAGAAAGGGTTCTAAGAAGAACGAGTCATCGTCTAGTCTCATATAATGAGTGTACTTTTGTAGCTCTGGATGAGACTGCACAACCCCACTAAAGAAACGACACATCATTAAGTAACCATAGGGTCGACGAAGAGACGGATTTGTAAAGGATTCAAACCCAGAAAAATCAACACGAATAAACTTTGTTACTTCTGGTAATTTTTGAAAGTCTTCTTCAACATAGTCTTCATGAAATACCAGTATATCGATGTTCGGAAACACTTTGCGTGTAATTTGCAGAGAACCCTGTAATAACTCTAACCGAGATGCCTGAGTTGGGTCGTTATAAATATGAAATAATCGAGGCGATGCAAGATAGAGAATACACCATGACATGTTTATACTTATCACAACTGTTTTTGGGTTTCCAAACACAGTGGTGGGTTTCCCCTTGTTGTTACTTATTTAGTTATCACGTTTAGTTGGAGTATGCGAGACCGCCCATGCCTGACATGACTCGGAGAACGTTGTAGTTAACTGCATACACGCGGACCTGAGCAGTGCGGCCAGAGCGGACTGTGTTAACTGAGACAGTGAGTTGAAGGGTTGCCTTGTCGATACGTGAGAAGTTGCATGTACCGGATGGCTGGTGTTCCTCTGGCTTGAGGGCGAAGGAGTAGACGTTGACACCGACAGATGGGGTTCGGCTGTGGTGTTGGTAAGGTTGAACGCGGTCGAAGTATCGGCCCTCGCGCTCTGTGAATCGGTCCTGGCCGTTGAGTTGGAGCTTGGCAACCTCGACTGGGTTCTTGCCAGAGCACTTGACGCCTGAATCGAGGATAACCTTGGCAAGGAGGTAGTTGGTGGTGGCTGCAAAGACCTCTTCGCCTTGGTCTGAACCAGAGTCCAACCAAGAAGCACCTCCAAGAGAAGGACCGAAGGCAATTCCAAGACCTGGGAGGTAAGGACCAGAAGGACCATCGCCGCTTGTGGTTGGGATGGCTTGGGCAGTACCAGTGTTACCGGTGTTACCAAGGGAACCACGGGCGAGGACGTCCATGACAATACCCTCAGTGGTAAAGTCATCTGTGTAGTTGAATGGTTGGCATCCATTGACCTCGTTGATGAAGTTCTGGTTGGGTGTGCAGTCGACGAAGGAGTCGCGTTGGACAACCCAGATGAGCTCCTTCACTGGGTGGTTGAAGTTGAGCTGAATCTTGTTGGAAGAGGATGTGATGGACTCAGCACCAGTGAATTGGAGCTGCTCAATCAAATACTCGTGTGTCTGTTGGGCGAATCGTCGTCGCTCCTCAGTGTCCAAATACACGTAGTCAATGTAGAGGGAGGCAGCAGTCAAGGACTGGATGGAGGTTGC